GGCTTTTCTGTCTATGGCATCTTGTGGGAGGAAGGTTGCCATGTAGGTTCTGCCGTGTGCCATCCAAGGACAACCACGCTGACCACCCAATGCTATGTTCTTGAATGTCCTGAGAGACTTTTCGCCAAGCAACAGAATGACTTTTGTGTCAGGCAGAAACCCCTCGCCAAGTGTATTCAGCAACCTAATGTCGCATGATTGGCGAGGGATGTTGAGCGCACCCTGAAACAGATGACCGGCGTAGCCAGAGATAAGTTCGCAGTTGTCGAACCTACTTGGATTGTCCAGAAGTATCGTCAGACCGCTGTAGTTTATCGTTGGCTTGTGCCGCATTGAGTGCCTGTTCTTTCAGTCTCTCCTTGATTGTCTTGCCATCCCTGTCCTTCATGGAATCCTGAAGCATCAGGATTATGTCGTGTATCCCAGACAAGTAACCATCAGCCAAAGCCTCTGCAACCTTGTCCATACTTATTATGCGCAGCCGCTCAAGCGGCTGCGCATATTGAGAATGCTTGACGCAAATATCATCAATTATCGATTGAATCTCTTTCATATTCCAAATCGTGAACACGTTTCCATGCAAGTCTTTCTGACCTGTCATAACTCTCGACTTGCCATTCAAGTGACCTGATCTTGGCCCTCAAATCAACAACCTCATCAACTGCGCTTATGTAATTTTCTTTCATAATTAAAAAGAAGGCTGGTCACGGTTACGACGCACAAAAAACTGGTTATTATCAGCCCAGTTTACCCAGCCTCGATTGTTAAGGAACTACAATATCCAACTCAGGTGCAGCGGATACTATTTCGTTTACTGAATAGCCGTTAAAGGTGACTGGCTCGCCCGTTGCGGGGTCAAGCATAGCCTCACCGTTTTCGTTCTTCCTAGGAACCGGCTCCGTTTTGATCGTGGCATAGACAGCCTTTCCCTTGTAAATGTCAGGGTCAGGTTGAACAGTCTCCCAAGGGTTGTTCTCATCAGAACACTTGATGTCGGATGACAGTTCAAGAGTGCGGTGTATCTTCTTGATACGACCCGCCATCTTTTCTATGTACGGCAAGAACTGACGGAATTGTAACCCGGCAATCTTGACATTTCCCAAGGTATCATCTTCGATAGACTCAGGCGCAACGATCTCCCAAGACAGAACAACCATAGGGTTGCCAGCTTGAGATGTCTTACTCTCCGCATCAGCGACACGGATCGTGTAGGTATTCGATGGCAGAAACGGCCTTGCGTTCTCTGTTACATCATTCAGGTTTATAGTAGGCATTGTTTTGTTTTATCCTTGCATCATGCAAGAAATTAAATTGACACACGGGCGATCAATGCAGGTCAAAGGATACGAAGATGACAGTCTCCGCGAACACAACCCAGTTGCATCTTAATAGCACCCTTGTACCCATGTATCATAGAGATTTCAGTTGTAAATTGTGTTCCTTTAGTTTGTGTATTACTTCAGACAAACTCTTCTTCCAAAAAGCGCGTATCATTAACAGATCATGTTCGGTCTTGTTGAGAAGATCACCCATATATTTAATTCCGCAATTATGGAAACAGTTGGAAACACGAGGACTCCAATCAATCTCATCTATTCTTGAGTAGTAGTCTATACCCTTTATACTGTCAGTGACATTGTCATAAATAGTGTTGTCAACGAAAAGATAACGGTCGCCACCATGAAGTGACCAGACTTTTGTGCCACCTTCATCATCCTCTTTTGATACAACCACACCAGAATCTAGGTTCACCAAGACATCACCTTTGAACACTTTGTTGTTTTCAGTATTTATGTTAATCCAATTAGGCATAGTATTCCTCCAGACTGTTGATGACGGTGTTGAGATCGTTGGGTATGTACAGGTCGCTGAACATTCCCATCGGGGTCTTTGCGGAGGTTACTCCGTCAGAGTTTGTTTGAAAACAATACTCGATGGAATCTTTCTCGCGCCTGACTTCGGTGAACAAGACCAACAAAAACTCCTTCTCAATGCAGCCTTCGTGGACTTTACCCTGCACCTTGATGCGTCGGGTGTTGTACTCGCCGCCAGTTGGTTGCATGATCTTGACGATCTCGTCAATGGCCGTGACAACGACTATTGCTTTCTCGTTCTTGAGGCTTTCAAGTGTCTTGCGGATTGACTTGTTGTAGTGTGACCAGACATCGTAGCCCTTGTACATTTTCTGGGCCGTGTCTATGAGGATTTCACAATATTTTGTGAACGACTCAATGACAACGATGTCGGCGTTCTTCGTGGCCGTTTCAATTGCCTTCTCTATCTCAGGCAGCATTGTTGCGGTGATGGTCTGGAAGTTTTTGGCTTCCTTGAATGGGAAACCTTTGCGCTCAAGATCAACGATAATTGTATCTTTGAGTGGTAGATTTCTCAGCGATGTCGATTTGCCGGTTCCGCTGGAACCAACTATTCCAATCAGGGGTTTATTCATTTTTTCAGTTTTTGTTTCAGTACAACGAGGTAGTGAAATTGGTCGATGTTCTCTTCAATGGCAGAGTCCACAAGTTGTTCGAGCGACATTTTCCACATGCCTTTGTCGCCGGTTGGGTTGTGTTCAAGCATGCCTCTCTCAAATTTCTTGGGTGCTTCGCGTACAAAATGTGCAAGTGCCAGTCGTTTTATCTCAGGATCGGTCATGTCTGGAACTTTAACGGATCGTAGAGTTTTGTATAGTAATCATTGTCGATCACATTCTCAGCAAATTCACCGGCATTGCAGATTGAAGCGAATCTGCACATGCCAAACTTTGTCTCGCAACAGTTGAAGTTGGGGAGAAACTTTGGCTCTCCATCCAGACTTTCGGTTAGGACATCAACAAACTTTACGACGGTCTCAGTCAAGTGCAGCTCAAACTTTTTCATCCTGTCCTCCGTGAAATCCAAGATGGCACTACGCTGGAACTTGTTCTTGCCAGAGCGAGAGAGGAAGATGCCGTTGATAACTGCCTGATAGTTTTTGTCGGGAAAGAGTTTGCGAAGGATCATTGTGTAGACCATGAGTTGCGTGGACATTCGGAAGGCATCCAAGAACCTGTCAACGGCTGTGACAGCTGTTGATTTGTGGTCACAAAGAATTGGTTGTCCGAAGTAGGTTCCAATGAAGTCTATTGTGCCACATAGAAGAACATCGATTGTGCCGTTGGTGTAGAACGGGAAAGCAAACTTCATCTCAAGCAGAGGTTTGCCCTCGTGTTTCTCGACTACAAGACCATCCACATCTGCGTAGTTATCGAAGTATTGAGTGAGGCAGTTGGCCAAGTGACCGGCAGTTCGCCAATCAGTTTCAGGCACAATGATTTCAGGCTTTGTGTAATGAGCAATGGCAGCTGACATTGCCTCGGTCTTGTCGCCCGTGGCGTAAAATGATTCAAGTGCCTTGTGATAGGCTGTGCCGTACTCCATCTTGTGATTGAAGTCGTTGTTTCTCAGACCACGAACGATTGTGTAGTACATCTTCAGGTCACAGGTTGCCTCTCTGTATGCCGAGGCATCTATTCTCAGGATGTACCTGTCTTCACTTTTTTCTAATAAGGTTTTCAAGGTTTATTCTTCCGCGAGTTTTCTTTGTTAGTTGCAGTTCTTCAGCTTCCGGTGGACGAGCGATCTTCAGGTATGGTTCCATGTGGGCTAGAAGTTCTGAGTCTGTCATCTTCTCCAGCCGATCAACTGATATGTCCAGTAGTTGCTCCAATGTCATGTCTTGATGTCAAAGGCTGCCAAGATTAGACAGCCAAAGAAGATGATGAGATAGATTAATCCGATAAGGTCTAGTAGTGTCATTTCATTACTCGTACGCTTGTTTCAGTTATGTCCACTTCGGACTCCGGGCCAATCAGATTGTGTACCCACTCCTTGTCGTCAGGACTGACGGCAACTTTACGCTCAAACAGTTCCTCTTCTGGGGCTGTCTTGTACCAAGTTTCGAGGTCGTTCTTCCACTTGAGACTGTCGTTGTATTCGTACTCGATCTCACGGCTTGCCAGACGGTTCTTTGATGTGTCCTTGAAGTAGACAAGGATTCCACCGTCGAGTTTGCGTACGGAGACACGAGAGCGTAGGAGTGTGTACTTGTTCTCGTCAAAGTTATCGACGATGAACTTGAATCCATCGTTGAACTTGACATAGAGAGTGTTGGGCGAGTAGCCGGTGGACTCTGTGGTCATGTAGACATCCTTGCCTGTCTCCAATAGACGGTCGAGAATTGGCTGGATTTGCTTTGCCGCCGATGGCGAGTAGCTCGACCGCTTTAGCTTCATCGATTCCTTGTGAGGAATGGATGCTATGAAAGTGTCTTTGCTTTGCATTGTTCCATTAATTCTCTGGCCTTATCATGTTCACCAGCAGCGACAGCCGCTTCGGACAGGAGGAATAGTTTGCGAGCCGACAGTTCCTTGACAGTTGGATGCCACTCTTTAGCTTGGTCTTGTGACAAGACACAGCCGTCAGGGTATTTTTGGAATATATCTTCCTTGAATCTTTCCAACTGGGAGGATGGTAGATTCTTGGGTAGATTGTTCTTTGTCTTGGTTCTCAGCCGGGACTGTATCTGTTGATTGAGAAGGGCAAGACAGGTCGGTTCTGTGTATGCTGAGACTACCTCTTCGATAGTTTCAAAGACAGGAACATAGAACTTTAGTCCCTTGAAGTCTCCTTCGATGAATTTCTCTTGTTTATATTTCATAAATGGGCAATTGTTAAACCCGATGACATGTTAGCAGGAAGTGTGCCAACTTTTTGGGGGTTGGTATTACTGATAGATGACTAATTCGCCTAACACTTTGTATCGTGCGATAATGCTTTGTAATTCTCTATAGTTTCCAGATAGTTCTGTTAAATTTGTTATTTTGTTGGTGAGGTCTTTAGCTTCTTTCTTGTCAAAGCCTGTTTCTGTCAGGTAGAGCGTGATGTCGTCGGGTCTTTCTCTCAATGGGGTTGTCTGGATTATGAAGATCGATATGCGATGGAACAGGTCTAGTCTGAATCGTTTCTCTCTCACTTCAATGCGGAGGTCTTTGTTAGTTGAGAAGACTAGCCGACAGTTGGCTGCTGTTAGCTTGGCATTTCCTACTTTGCGAAAGTTCTTGTGCTGAATGAATCGCAAGAGTTTGGGTTGGATCAATAGGGGAAGCTCGCCTATCTCGTCAAGGAAGAGTGTGCCGCCGTTAGCTTGCTGGACTAGGCCGGTTGTGTCACGGGTTGCACCCGTGAAAGCGCCTTGCGCGTGGCCAAACATTTGTGACTCAAAGAGTTCTGGTTGAAGAGTTGTGACATTGACAGGGACGAAGTTGTCACCGTGGCGATGTCTGCTGGTTGCGGTTTGGCCTTGCCTTCGGTTGCCATGTAGGATGTTGGCCATCTCCTCTTTACCCGTGCCGGACTCCCCCGTCACTAGGACGGGGTCGTCTCGGCTGGTCAATACTTGAGCAAACCGAATTTGGTCAAGCATGTGTGGGTCTTGAGTTATCAGATCAGGCATTGACTTCTTCTACATCAACCCAATCTACTTTCAATATCTTTTTCCAATCCCACTCACTAGGATGCCCATCAAAGGATGAGTATTCAAAGGTGAGTTCGATTGTGATTTGTTTTGTTTCCTCCTTTTCAATGGGGGGAGTTTCATTCTCACGCTGACCCCAAGCGTCTAGTGAAGTCCAACTCATTGCTTTGCTAGGAAGTTGAGTACACGGTGAGAAGTGCGCTGGGCTAACTCAAAACTCTTCTCTGAAAGAGGGGTGAGTTCTTGAGTGACAGCGTTGTACAGGTTGTAGATGTTGCGGCGATGGTCTAATTCATAGGTTGGATTAGTCCATGTTTCCTCGATTCTCTTTGCTCGACGGTCGCCAAGCTCCATCTTCTTGATGAGAACGGAACCTTCATCCTGTGTTATCTGTCGGTTAGACATTGCCTTATAGAAATCAACGGCGGCAAGCCATTGAAATCGTGACTCCTTGATTGTGTCCCGCAAGAATTTTAGGTCGATGCGGTTGTTGTGTACCTTGGTCACTTGACTTTCCTTGGCCATTGAAACCATGCCATTTGAGCAGATGTAACGCAGTAGACCGGCAGCTAGGGTGACTCCAGTTGAGCCATCATAGGAGTTCTTGGCAAGGAGACGGAATCCAAGGTTGTCTCCCGGCACTATCTCACGCTGCTCACTATCAAAGTCGTAAACAGCGTACATCCGACGACCACCAGCTACCGAGTAGGTTTGTCTGGTGAAACCACCGTAGTCTAGGCAGGATTCGATTGTCTCCAGAACATCTTTGTTCTGAACGATCTTGTATTTCTTGCTTGTTACGGCCAAGCACTCGCCTGTGTCCTCGCGGAAGTTGCCGACAAAGCCGTCAACTCTCACGCCTTTTGAGTATATGGATTGCCTGACGACATTGAAGTCGTAGGCATCTGTTTGTTTAGTTTTCATTTTGTTTGTTGTGGAGCTTTTCCACAAGATTGTATATTTGCTGTTCTCCTTTTTCACTTATTGGTTTTTCGAGTACGAAGTACAAGACTTTCCTGCCACTTTGTAGATTCTCACAAACACCCGTGTTCACGCATCGTATATTCTCACGAATTAAAATACCACCAATAATTGCAGTCAACATTTCCCGATAAAATTCGCTAATTTCCCAAATGTAGTGGTGCATTACTACTGGTACATATAATGTTGCTATTGGTTAAAGTGCTGGTTTACAACCGGCGCACATAATGTAGCGATTGGTAATGGTGCATTACTACTGGTAATCATAATGCAGCAGTTG